TGTTCTGGCATACAACACCTATATCACCTCATATAATGCAAATATGGTTGCAAATGAAGTGTTTATTGATAGTGCTACACTTCGAGAGAATGTTGTTGCTCTCGCAAGAAATGTTGGTTATATTCCTAAATCAAAAAAAGCGGCAAGAGCATCTGTTAGTTTCTTTATTGACACAACAAATATTACTCCCCCACCATCTACAATCACTCTTAAAAAGGGTCCAGTCGCTACAACATCTGGAGCCTTTGGAAACCAATCTTTTGTTTTTTCGATTCTAGACGATATTACTGTCCCTGTTATTGATGGAATTGCCTCTTTTAATAATCTTGAAATTTACGAAGGCAGTTTATTAACATCAAACTTTACCTATACTGAAAGAAATCCAAATCAAAGATTCATACTCCCAAACGCTGGCATTGATACTAATTTGATTTCTGTTAATGTAAAAGATAACGAAAACGTAACGTCTCAGGTTAATTATATTTTACAAGATAGTTTATTCAATATAAAATCAAATTCAGCGATTTATTACCTTCAAGAGATTGAAGATGAAAGATATGAATTACTATTCGGTGATGGAATATTTGGAAAAAAATTAGAGGACACAAATTATATAACTGCAAATTACATCGTAACAAATGGGGATAGTGCAAACGGAATAAGTCAATTCACATTTGCGGGCAGACTTACCTATACTAGAAATTCTATCGAATATACAGTTACCTCTGGTATTTCATTACTCACAACAGGTTTAATTGCATCAGGTGGAGAACAGATTGAATCTATTGATTCAATTAAAAAGTTTGCGCCACGTATATACGCATCTCAAAATAGAGTTTTGACTGCAGACGATTATGAAACTCTCATACCAGCAAAAATTTATCCAGAAACGGAATCAATCTCTGTTTTTGGTGGGGAAGAGCTTATCCCTCCACAATATGGAAAAGTGTTTATTAGCATCAAACCAAGATTTGGTGATTTTCTTCCAAATTTAACTAAAGAAAATATTAAATTTAAACTCAAAAAATATGCAGTTGCGGGGATTGTACCAGAAATTCTTGACTTAAAATATCTTTATTTGGAAGTCAATTCGAAAGTTTATTATAACACTAATTTAGCTCCCTCCGCAGAGTATATTTCCACAGTTATTCAAAATAATGTGTCTCAATATTCAGATTCATCAGAACTGAACAAATATGGTGCTAGATTTAAATACAGTAAATTTTTAAGAATTATTGATAATAGTCATGAATCTGTGACTTCAAATATTACCACAATTCAAATAAGAAGAAATTTAAGGGTGGTATTAAATACATTTTCTGAATATCAAATTGGATTTGGAAACGAATTTTATATTAAAAATATGAATGGTTATAATATCAAATCAAGTGCCTTTAGAATTGCTGGAATTCAAGAAAATATATATTTGTCGGATATACCAGATACAAACAGAGTAACTGGATCTCTTTTCTTTTTTACAGTTCCTTCACCGAATTCTACAAATCCAACAATTGTGAGAAGAAATGTCGGAAAAATTGATTATAAAAAAGGTATTATAACTTTAAATCCGGTTAATATTCAATCAGGAAAATTGAAAGATGGTCAACCGATCATAGAAATTTCAACTTCTCCACTTTCTAATGATGTGGTGGGATTACAGGATTTATATTTACAACTAGATATTAGTAACAGTATTTTTGACATGATTGTAGACAACATCTCATCTGGATTGGATCCATCAGCATCTACTTACATATCATCTTCAAGTTATGCAAACGGACTTCTTGTTCGTCCTGAAGGGTTAGTAGAATCATCTACAATCATAACTGGATCTGGGTCTGGAACCGTAATTGGAACTATAATTGGAGCTTCATCTACACCAACCACGTCAACTCCATCTGTGGCAGACGGAACTTACTCAGCGCCGACAACTCCATCTAGTTCATCTAGTTCATCTAGTTCATCTAGTTCATCTAGTTCATCTGGTTCATCTAGTTCATCTGGTTCATCTGGTTCATCTGGTTCATCTGGTTCATCTGGTTCATCTGGATATTACTAAACAAGAATAAAATAATAAAATGTCAGAAAAAAGAATTCAATTTAGCAATGTGGTTCAAAATCAACTCCCCTCTTATGTTAGGGAGGAGTTTCCTTTAATATCAGAATTTTTAAAACAATACTACATTTCTCAAGAATTTCAGGGAGCCCCAATTGATCTTATCAATAACATTGATCAGTATGTTAAATTAAATGAAACAACAAATTTATCAGATAGTGTTATATTATCAAATGATCTAGAATTTGAGTCTACAATAATCAATATTGATCTACGAGAGTCTCCAAGCGGAACTAAAGGATTTCCAAACTCATATGGACTTTTAAAGATTAATGATGAAATTATTACATACACTGGAATTACGACCAGTAGTTTCACTGGGTGTGTTAGAGGGTTTAGTGGTATAACCACTTATATTACTAACAACACACCAGAACAATTAACATTTTCATCTTCAAATTCTGCAGAGCATCGAGGTAGTAAGTACGATTCAAATTATAAGTTAGTTAAAAAAGGAGACAGTATACAAAATTTAAGTGTTTTATTTTTAAAAGAATTTTTAAATAAACTAAAAAAACAATTTTTACCAGGATTAGAAAATCGAAAGTTAACAAGTCAATTAAATCAAAATCTTTTTATAAAACAGTCTAAAGATTTTTATTCAACTAGAGGAACTGATCGATCCTTTGAAATTTTATTCAAATCACTGTACAATGAAGACGTAAAAATTATTAGACCCAGTGATTATCTTTTTACTCCTTCATCATCAAATTATCAAGTTGTAAAAAATTTAGTTGTAGAAGCAATAGAAGGGGATCCACTAAAACTTGAGAATAATACGTTAAGACAAAATCAATACGGCAATTTATTTACAAAAGCATATGCGCCAATAGGGAACATTGTAAAAACTGTCTCTGGTTTAGGACAAACTTACTATACTTTAGATATTGACTCTGGATATGACAGAGATATAAGAGTTGATGGAGCTTTTTATGGAGCATTTTCTGTTCATCCAAAAACAAAATTAATTGGAACTATTAACGCTGGTACTACAAAAACTTTCGGCGTAACAAATAATGGGGAAGGTAACTATGTTTTCACTGGGGATGCGACTGGAAGTAATCCGACTCTTAATGTAATAGTGGGGGATATTTTAGTATTCAATGTGAATGTGTCTGGACACCCATTTATAATTAAAACAGTTAATGTCATAGGAATTGGTAATAGTGTTACCACCGGAACTGTGACAAATAATGGAGCACAAACTGGAACTATCTCGTGGAATACTAATGGAGTAGAACCTGGCACTTATTACTATGTCTGTCAGAATCATACCTCTATGCAGGGGATAATTCAAGTATCTCCGGCGCCAACAACATTAGATGTTGATTCTACTGTCGGATTTGGAAATAGAGGAGAACTTTATGTCACCTTTAATGATAATACTAATGGAGTAGTCGCTTATACCTCTAAGTCACTGAATCAGTTTTATGGATGCTCTGGTATCACCAAAACAATTTTAGATAAGTCAAGTATCGGAATAAACACATACGCATATGGTGAGTATTTTTCATATGAAAATGTAGGGACATATTCTACAGTCAAAACTAAAAATATAGTAAAACTTAGAATTAATTCTGTTATCCAGGATCTACAGATACCAGCAGAAAGTTATTATTATGATTCAGATGATACTATTTTAGTTAAAACCCTTGGATCAAGAGCAAGAGACTTTTTATCCAAAAATTGGTTTTATAATGTAGCATCAAAATATGAAGTAGATACTATAAGTTTATTTGATGTTTCAGATAGCACGTATAGGGTGGATTTAAAAACTAATCATTATTTTAAAATAGGTGATGAAATTTTTATTACAGGCACAGATTTAATTGATAAAAATTCAATTATAATAAACATTTTATCAGAAAAATCAGTTCTAATTAAAGGACAGGGCCCTCTGTCTACAAGTGTTGTCTATACAGTTAAAAGAAAAATTTTAAAAGTAAAATCAAACACATTTGCAGCATCTAATTTCTCAACCAATATTCAAAATGTTTATTTAAATCAATCTGAGACATCAGATTCAAAACCAAACAAAGTTTTAATAGCCTCTCCATCAATACCATCTTATTTTGGGCAACCAATTGACACAAAAGATAGATCTGTTACTGTTACCGGAACTTTTTCTGGCGAGTCTCTAACAATTACAAATCATGGTTTTTATACAGGCGATGCAATTTATTATACACCTCAAAAAATAAATGTAGATTACATTAATCTTTCTGGATCAGTGTCAACTGGTACAGTGGTCAAGACATCATTATTTTATAGTCTTGACTCTAAAAATGATTTTGGAAAACCAGTTAATCCATCTGAAGGAATATTTGTAGTTACCGGTGTTGTGAATGGTGAAGAAGTTTCTAATAGAAAACCTCCAAGTGAAGGATTATATTATGTAAAAAGAATTGACTCTAATACCATTAAATTAGCAAAAACTAAAGATAATATTTATAGTTCAACTTTTATATCAATAGGTAGCACTAGTGTAGTTGACTCTAACATTCGTCCATATAATTTTAGATCGAAAACATTAAAACCACAAAAACTCTTACGTGAAATTAGTGATCCAGTGCTGGATGGAAAGTCTTACGAAACAAAACCAGGATTTAATGGAATATTAATAAATGGGGTTGAAATACTTAACTATAAGTCATTAGATACCGTTTATTATGGAAAATTAGAAACAATTGATGTAGCAGCACCAGGATTTGGTTATGATATAATTAATCCCCCAAACCTACTTATCTCAGATAATATTGGAACAGGGGCAACGGGGTTTGTATCAGTAATTGGTTCACTTCAAGAAATTAGAATTTTAGATTCTGGTTTTGATTATATTGGAAAACCAACAGTAGTGATATCTGGTGGAAATGGATCTGGAGCTACCGCTTCAGTAAACATGAAGTTGATTGATCATTCCGCAGAATTTTTTGCTGATTCTGGATCTGCTAGAATTAGTATTGGATCTACACAATCTACAATTGGATTTACAACATATCATAAATTTAGAAACGCTGAACAGGTAATATATCAAACTAAATCTCAAACTGCTGTCGGAGGAATCAATACTAACTCATCTTACTATGTTTCTGTTGTTGGACCATCAACGGTAAAACTTCATCCAACACAAAATGATGCCATCATTGGTATTAATACGGTAGTTTTAAGTTCATTCGGAATAGGCAAGCATACTTTAAAATCAGTTAACAAAAAATCTGTTGTAGAGAGCATCACTGTTACTTCACCTGGATCAAACTATCAAAATAAACAAAAAACAACCAATATCTCTGGTGTAAGCACTTCACTCAATCAAATAACAATTATCAATCATGAATATAATTCTGGGGAAAAAGTCAAATATACACCAACTGAGACTGCTATTGGTGGTCTAACAAGCGGAACAGAGTATTATATAACAAAAGTAGATAATGATAATTTTAAATTATCTCAAGTTGGTGATATTGTCGATAAAGAATTTTACTACAGAACTAAACAATATGTTGGATTTAGTTCTGTAGGGGTTGGGACTCACTCCTTTAATTATCCAGATATAACTGTAACTTTATCTGGAAAAATAGGAATTTCCTCTATCGGAACAGAAACTTTTGAGGCAAGGATTCAACCAATTTTTAGAGGTAGTGTTTCCTCTGTTCACCTCTCAAATCAAGGTGTTGGTTATGGATCCTCAGAAGTTATCAATTTGGAAAAAACACCAGATGTTTCTTTAATTTCTGGTAAGAATGCACAGTTACTTCCTATAGTCAATGGAGGAAAAATAACTGAAGTATTAATTTTAAATCAAGGATTAAACTACAATTCCCCACCGACTCTCGTTTTAAACGGAGATGGAATTGGAGCAGTACTAACTCCTGTTATTCAAGATGGCAGTTTAACATCAATCGAAGTAATTGAACCTGGAAATGGTTACACTCAAGCAAACACTTCAATCACAGTTCTATCTTCTGGAACTGGTTGTAAATTTATACCAAGAATTAAAAACTGGAGAATAAATCTATTTGAAAGACATTTCAATACTTTCACTCAGGATGATGGATTTATAACCGAAGGAATAAAATCAGAATATGAACTTCAGTATTCTCATTTATATGCACCAAGAAAACTAAGGGAAACTTTATTTTCAACAGATTCATCTGGAAAAACTTTATATCAAAGTAAAGATTTAAGAAAAACTGGAT